TCGTTCATAAATAGCACAGAACGGAAATACGCAAATATGGCGTAAATACGTTTAGAACCTATAGACGCAGATACGTTGGTATTGGTAAATACAGTTGCACCAGTAGATGTAACCTGTAAATTAGAAAATACGTTGATAGAGTCATCACCAAAAATATACAAGAAATTGTTAGCAGACAATAATGCTTGTATATTCCCGTGTAAGGTTGAGTCTGTCAAATTAAAAGCTACGGCAGATACGGAAGTATAGTCTGTAGGAGATACTGCAGAAGATGCGTAAACTGTACGCCCTGCTGCCACCCAAACCCGTCCCGAGAACGTTGCTACATCCACAATTCCTGTTGTATTCACAGTTGCGGTTATGTTTGCACCCGTTCCTGAACCTCCAATACTGACTGTTGGCGTGCTTGTATACCCTGAACCTTCGTTATTCATAATAACCTGGGTAATTACGTTGCCAGAAATCACTGCAGACGCATTTGCCCCCGACCCGCCACCTCCGCTAAAGGTAACGTAAATAGAGCCGTTAGCACCGTATCCTGTGCCCCCATTGTTGACTTGAACAGATACTGTACCCGTTGCAAATGTAACCAATTGCGCTATTGCCGTAGCATTGTTACCACCACCGCCAGAAATAGTAACTGTAGGTTGTGATGTGTACCCACTACCCGCATTTGTCAAAACAATATAACTAACGGTATTAGACGTTGTAGTTCCCGCAACAGCTGTAGCTTGTTTGCCTCCTGTTTGATTAGGAGGTGAAATAGTAACGTTGGGTGCGCTTGTATAGCCAGAACCAGGGTTAACTACCGCAATAATACCAACAGAACCTATAACAACCAGATTAGCACCGTCCCAGGAATACAAACCTTTAGACGGGTCTCCTATAAATACGTTTGTGTTTTGATATTGCGCTAAACTGACACCCGAACTTGAAAAAGTACCTGCAGCAGCAATATTGCCACCAGATAAACTGGTTAAATCAAAATATTGCATTGCGCCATTAGATTCGGCTGCAACTAGGTAATCATCCGTAATATTGGCGCTTGTCAAATAAGTGACAGCGTTGGAAAAAACGACAGCATTACCTGACGCATTATTGACGGTTGTAGATTGAGGTGTAATACGCAAATTACCCGAACCAACAGGCATAGCGTTCTCTAGCCAATAAAACTCATCTTTTTCGATTGCCGTGCGGTTGGCTTTGGTGTCAATTCCTTTGAATTGTTTGATAACCGCATAGCTTTTCTTTTGCTCGGCTGCTGCCATTCCTAACCTCCACTACTATAGGGGTTCGGAATCCTTCTTGTATAGGTACTATTTAGTACGTTCAAGACGTGTTTGTTATATTCTTGTTTAAATATTCTGCTTCACCGTAAGATTGTTCGTAAAACTTAGCTTTGTAAGCTGCGTAATACTGTGCACAAGTTGACCAAGGGTCTAGTATTTGGTCTACGGCTGTAGGCGTACTCAAAGACAGAGCTGTCGGTAAAATGACAGTATCTAACTCAATGTAATAAGACTGGTCAGGTATAGGCGCAATATAAATCTGTTGTTGACCGTATACGGAGAAACAAATAGGTCTGCCTATGTAATTTTGCCAATAACGTAACTGAGCAGTGAAGTCAGACCAAGGAAGATAACGCATAGGTATACGAGAGTTACCCCAGTATAGGTTAATACCAAGAATATCAATCGTGTTAATGCTATTAGGAAGTGACTGAAACGGTATGATTTCAGCGTTTTGCACAAATAGCAAAGTTGCTGTACCGTCTGCGAAAGCAGTAGATGGGGGAAAAACATTAGTGCCAGTAGGGTACGGAGGTGCAGAAGACCCAGAAGTTCCCGAAGTTTGGTACTGATAAATGTAGACGTTACTAAAAACATATTGCCCCGCAGTCACAGCCGTATTCGCCAACCAAGTCGTGGCTGGCGTTTGATTTGTGTTTGTACTGTTGTACGGGTTAGAGGATGCTATTGGGGTGGACGTGGTTTGTACCGTCCGCAAGCATCCTGTGTCTCTAACTAATCTTTCTCTAGCCTCGTTAATGTAATTCGTTAACTGAGACTGCGACCAAAAGTTATTGTTGGAGTCATGCAACAGATTTTCAACTTGATAAAGGTAATCATTGAGCGTTGGCATGAAGCATCCATAGTTAAGCTACCCGTCTTTCAGAGGATTTCCCCCCAACGGACTTTTCAATCCGAAGGGGTACAACTCCTACAGCCGAGGGTAACGAGCTGTTTTTTACTGGCTTCTCAGTTGTTATTTCAAACTGGTCTAGCTTTTTTAAACTTTCCTCTAGTTCTGCATGAGTTTTAATCCACCCATGCCGTACCAAAATATGTTCTCTATCGTCTAACCCGTAACCAAACAACTGTACTGCTCCAGCTAGTGGAATCTCTACAGACTCGTTACGTTTAAACTCGTAGACAACACCGTCATAACCAATGGTTAATTCAGTGTTGCTACGATTTGTGACAAATACATTTTCCATTAGAACTGAACAACGTCACCGTAAACTTGGAAGTTAACTGTGTTTGCATTACCAGATGCTGTCGTTACGTTAACGTACAGAGACTGTGTAACTGAACCAGAAACAACTGTGTTTGACAGGTATGGTTGAGCAATGGTTAAGTCTTGGTATCTGCCTGTAGCAGTCATATTAGACAAAGCTACGTTGGCAACAACTGCGTTAGAAGCGTTGCCATCATTACTTGTCGTGATTGTGACGTAAGCGGAAGAAACTGAACCTGTTGGGTTATTCACCGTAATTCTACGAAGAATAACCGCCCCAGAGCCAGTAACTGCTCCACTATTTGTCAAACCACCATTAACAAACGGCATCGTAGCTACTGCATTTGCCACCGTTGCTAGTGAAACTACTTGAGCAGAACCAATACGACCATTCCCAAATGAATCTAAATATAGCTGCGATACTGAATCGGGATTAGCCATTGTTTACTCCTTAAACGTTGTTATAAGTACCAGAAACGTTCTGACCGCCTTCGACTGTCAAGACAGTTACGTTGGCTACGTTAGTCGTTGCGTTTGCAAATACGTTAACACCGTCAGAAATAACCATACCACCTGTGTTAATAGCGTACAAATTAGAAACAGCAGTGATGTTTCCAGTTGTTGCATTAACGGCAGTAGCCACAGTAATGAACACGTTAGCCGTGCCAGGAATCAAATATGTTCCTGCTGGGATAACATTACCAGTGGTTGTTGCTGAAATGTTAGCAAAAGTGAAATACGCACCAGGCGTGTTCGCTGTTGCATTTGCAAGGATGATTTTGTTTAATGCTAATGACATTATTGTGCTCCTTACAGTGAGAGGTAGTTGTAGTTGGTAATCTTAGACATTGACTTGGGCTTGACAGACACCAACTCAGCAATCATAAGAACAGCACCTACGTAACCAATTTGCCAGTTCGGGAGTGTGGACTCAAATCCTGTGAACACAAATGAACCTTGCTCGTGAATGTACAAGCTGAGGTAGTTAGTGTTCAGGAAGTACACAGTACCTTCTGGGCAATATGGGTCTGGATAAATTGGAACGCCAGCAACCATCAATGCTCTGAAAGCTGCTTGAGGACCATTGTTGTCACCGTCAAAGCCTGAGCCTGGGGTGATAACGTATTGCTCTTGACCTACGAAGTCTTGAGCTAATAATGTCCAAGTACCAAATCCACAAACACCAAAAGAAGGCATTTCTGCGCCACGCTTAACTGTTCCAGAAATGTACTGAAGAATGTTTTGACGAGTTGGGTTTACGTTACCTGCGTTGTAAACTTTGGACTGCCACCATGTGTAGGTGCTACGGTTAATGTTACCGTAAGTAGTCTGGTAAGTTGCGCCACCAGTACCGTCATCAATCGCTGCTGGCAAACCGATAAACTGTTGGTTATTTGTGGTGTTGTTGTACAAGGCTGTTGCCATTGCATCCATCATCACGTTGGTTGCGTCATTCATACGAGCTTCAATCAATGGAATGATTGCAGCGTCTTGTTGAGCAACACCTTCCATACCGAGGAACGGCACGGGAGAAATCATCAACTTGAGGTCGTATTCAGCGTTATAAGCACCTTGTTGTACTGAAGGCTGGGCAAAAGAGCCAGAGTAATCAGACCACTGTGCGTTAACAAACTGTGCACCCTGAACAGGTACAGTTACGGAAGATACACCACCGCTAGCTTGTTGACTGTTTGCAATCAACGCTGCCATTAGAGGCGTGCTGTTGTATAACTGCACAACCAGTTTAGGGATGAACGCTCTACGAGTAACGTAAGTTAACTCATTAAATTGCGAACTACCTGTCTGGGGCAGAATTCCACCACCTATAGCCATATTAGCTCCTTAAAGATGGGCATCTCTGCCCTGACAAAATTACGCCCTCTTTTACAAACCGATGGGGCGCTGTGGCTTACGCAAATCTGCAAATGCCTTCACCGCCTCTTGCTGCGCTGCACCTCGTGGGTCTTTCCAAAATTTG